ACTGGATAAATTCTAAAAGAGGTTATACAAATGTTAGATTCTTAAAAAAATCAATTTCAGAAACTAATAAAGATTCAATAGATTTAGAAATTAAAGTAAGTAATAAATCTAAAAAAGATTCTTTAAAAAGTTACTTATTAAATAACAAAAAAGAAGTATTATTTTATAAGTTTATTTATTGTTTAATTGAGAATGATGAAATTGTTTATGTAGGTAAAACTATAAATATACAAAGTAGAATAGTTACGCATAAAAAAGGTGAATTTAAAAACTTTGATAGTTTCGCTATTATTACTAAACTACCGAATGAAATTTCAGATTCAGAACTTTTAAAACTAGAAGAAAAATATATTAAGTTATTGAAGCCAAAATACAATATAATTCATAATTGTGAAAAAGCCCAGTAGGAAAACATTAGTAAAAAATCTAGATACTATCTTTAGCCAGTATATCAGACGTAAAGATGCTATTAATGATATAGCAACTTGTGTTACTTGTGGTAAAAAAGACCATTATAAAAACCTGCAGTGCGGTCATTTTATGAGTAGAAGTAATTACTCTACACGATGGGACGAAAATAATGTAGGTGTACAATGTTATGGCTGCAACATAGCACGAAGCGGTGAGCAGTTTAAATTTAGTTTATATCTTGGTAATAAGTTATCTGAAGAAATGTATTTAAAATCAAAACAAACTGTTAAATTTGCTGATGTAGATTTGATTGACTTAATAAACTACTATACCGAAAAGGTATCCTATATATGAATCTGTTTCTTTGAATGTTTTTAATTTGTTTGGAAAGGGCTACTGTAACAGGTAGCTTTTTTTATCTGTTAAAGTTTTGTTAAAATATATTTTGATATTAAAAACAGTTATATATTTGCTGAAGAAATAACAAATAAAAACATTATGAAAACATTAAAAGACTTTGGATTAGCATTTATTTTATGGGCAGCATTTTTAGCTGGAGTATTAACATTAACAAATTTATAGAATGCAAGATTTATTAGACTACAATAGATTTAGAATGGAATCTATGCAAAGTAGAATTTGCCAATTAGAATCATTAGTAAGTACATTAGAAACATATTGCTTTGAATTAGCAGATGTTGAATGTACATTAGAATATAAGACTTTAATAAAATCAGAACTTTACAAATTAAAACAACAATAAGATGAAAGATTTAAACCTTAATCAAAAACTATCTTTAATTCAAAAAGAATTTAAAGCAAACAAATCAAAATTTAATAGTTTTGGAAAATACAATTTTCGTAGTGCTGAAGACATTTTAGAAGCATTAAAACCATTTAACGAAAAGTATCAAGTTAGTTTTGTAATTACTGAAGAATTAATTAGTTTTGAGAATCCAGTTATATTATCAAAAGCAACTATCTTAGACAATAATGGTGTAAATGAAATTTCAGCAACTGCAATAGTAGGAGTAGATTTACAACAAAAAGGAATGCAAGTTCCACAACAATTTGGTTCGGCATCTAGTTATGGTAAAAAATATGCTTTAGGTAACTTACTTTTGATTGATGACACACAAGACCCTGATGCAACTAATAAGCACGATAAAGAACCTATAGATGATTTAAAATGGTTAAATAAAAACACACCTGAATTTAATAAAGCGATTGAGTATTTAAAAAATGGTGGTAATATTGCAACTATTGAAAGTAAATACAAAATGACTAAAGTAGTAAAAGACGAATTATTAAAAGTTAAATAAAACTGAATAGCCGACAGCAGCAAAACAAGGTAGGCAATAAATAAATATATTATGAGTGCATTAATTAATTTTAGCTTAAGAGTTGACAAATTACCAAAAGAAAAGTTTGTAGTTGGTAAAGATGGAGCAGTTTATTACAACGGGACTATTTCTGTAAATGATGAAACAAACGAATGGGGACAAAATGTTTCTTTAATTGATTCACAAACAAAAGAAGAACGTGATGCTAAAAAGCCAAAAACTTATTTAGGAAACGGTAAAGTAGTTTGGAATAATGGGGCTATTGCAAACGCTACAAAAGAAGAAAAAGTTGAAACAGGGAGTTCAGCAACTGCTTCAGATGATTTACCATTCTAAATTTAATTGGGTAGTGTAAAAGCTACCCTTTTTTAAAACAAACAAATGAAAACAGACAAAGACGAACAGAGATTAATAATGCAAGTTTTAGTAGAAGAAGCTATTATTAACCCATTAGAAAAAATAGAATACCCAACACCAGCTATTTCATTTGGTACAAAACAATACGAAACAAAAGATGGAATTATTGAATACCCTATTCCAGTTGGAACTTACGGAAATTTTAGTTTTGTTCAAGCACCACCTAAAAGCAAGAAAACGTTTTTTATCAGTTTACTTTCGGCGGTATATTTAAACGGACAATTAAATGGTATTACAGGCGATTTAAAAGGCAATAGAGAAAACAAACACCTAGTTCATTTTGACACAGAACAAGGCAATTTCCACGCACAAATGGTTTTTAAAAGACCTATTGAAATGACTGGAACAGTTACTGATAAATATCATACTTTAGCGTTAAGACAATATAGTTTTAATACACGAATAGAAGTAATAGAATTTTATTTGTATGACACTTTAGACGGAAAAGATATTGGATTGGTTATTATTGATGGTATTGCTGATTTATGTAGCGATGTAAACAACATAGAAGAAAGTAATGCAGTAGTACAAAAGTTAATGAAATGGACAAAAGAATTAAATTGTCACATAGTTACAGTAATACATTCTAATTTTGGAACTGATAAACCTACTGGGCATTTAGGTTCATTTTTAGAAAAGAAAGCAGAAACACAAATACAATTAGAATTAAACACAGTAAACAAAGAATTAGTAACAGTAAGTTGTAAAAGAAGTAGAAACGCAAGTTTTGATACATTTAGCTTTAAAGTAAACAAATACGGTTTACCACAAGTTGAAGGAGATTTTTACGACCCATTAAAAGATGTATTTTAATATGGAAACAGTAATAAAAAGTCACATAGAGCAACTACAAACATCAGCAAGTAGAATGCTACTTTACAATTCAGATAACGCTATGTTAATAAGTTATTTTAAAGACTTAACAGAAAAGTTGTTATATTTATCGGAATTAGTTAATATGGAATCTAAATATAATTGGCAAGAATTAGAAAATAATATTGAAAGTTTAAAAAGTCAAGACGAAAATTTAAGTCACATAGCAATTTATTTAAAAATTAGAGATTTAGAAAAACAATATACTGGTTTAATAAAATTTGAATTATGATTTTTATATCTTTTATACTTGTAACGATTTATTTTTTAATGCAACTAACTGCTAAATACAATGGTGATGTAATTATAGCACCAATTAAAGGTTTAATGTTAGGAGCATTATACAACGATGACATTGATAACGAAGAAACAGAACATACTATTCAAATAGTAATTTTTGTAATATCAATAACCTATATATGGACGACAACAAATGGCTTGAAAAAGTAGCACAACACCATAAAGAATGGGTGCAAATTATTCACAAGTTCGGTGAATATGATTATGCTGAAGACATAGTCCAAGAATCTTATATTGCTTTATACAAGTACGCAAATGCTGAAAAAATAATTGATGTACACGGAAACGTACGTAAAGGATATATGTTTTTTACTCTAAAATCTTTGTTCTTTCAGTTCTACAATAAAAAAATGAAAGTTACAAAAGTACCTATAGATGGATGCTGGGACTTATTCGACGATTCAAACGTAGAAGAACACAAAGCATATAATGACATTTGTTTACTTATTGATGCTGAAATAAAGAACTGGAACGATTACGATATGCTGCTGTTTAAACTTTACAGAGATAAAGATTTATCTATGCGAGAAATAGCAAAAGGAACTAATATAAGTTTAATTTCTATTTTTAACAGTTTAAAAAATCATAAGGCAATACTAAAAGAAAAGTTCCAAAAACAATACGCTGATTATATAGAAAGAGATTATGAAAATTTGTACTAAATGTAAAGAAGAAAAAGAGTTAAGTGATTTTCACAAAAATAAATGTTCAATAGATTGTTTAAATGCAACTTGTAAAACTTGTAAAAAATTATATCATTTAAATAATAAAGAAAAAAATATTCAAAGAACAAAAAAATGGGTAGAAAATAATAAGGATAAAAGAATTAATTGGTTAAAAGAAAATAAAAATAAAATATTAATAACGGCAAATAAATATCAAAAGCAAAGAAAAAAAATAGACGTTTTATTTAAATTAAGCAGTAGAACAAGAACTTTAATAAGTAGCTCTTTTTCAAAAAATGGATATTCTAAAAATTCAAAAACATATCTAATTTTAGGATGTACGTTTAAAGAATTTAAGTTGCATTTAGAAAAGCAATTTACTAAAGGTATGAATTGGGAAAATCAAGGTAAGTGGCATTTAGACCATATTTATCCTTTATCATTAGCAAAAGATGAAGAAGAATTAATAAAACTAAATCATTACACAAATTTTCAACCATTATGGGCAAAAGATAATATTGAAAAAGGAAATAAAATAATAGAAAAACAATTAATACTAATTTAAAATGGCAAGAAGAAAAAAAGGTTTAGGTGATACGATAGAAGCTATCACAGAAGCAACTGGAATTAAAAAAGTAGTTGAAGTTTTTAGTGAAATAACTGGCGTTGATTGTAATTGCGATGCAAGAAAAGAAAAACTTAACAAGTTATTTCCATACAGAAAAACAGAATGTTTAAATGAAACTGACTACAATGCACTAGGGGTTATTTTAAAACAGAACCAACTAACAGCAGCAGACCAGTTAATAGTTTCAGATATTTATTTTAATGTATTTAAGCATAGATTACAATTAAGTAATTGTAGTAGCTGCTGGATAGGTAAAATACAAGAACTAAAAAGAGTTTACAACGAATATGAAGTAAATGCATAACTGGACAGAAATTGATTTGTTTATTTGGTTAAAAGAAAACGTATATTCTGATTTAGTAAAGTCAAAAAATCAAATGAGCCGTTGGGATTGTTATAGTCCATTAACTGGGCATAGACTTGAATTAAAGTGCAGAAAAACGCACTACAATACTTTATTACTTGAAAAAAAGAAATACGATGCTATGAAGCAAGAATGCGAAAAGCATTTAGATACACCAATGTATTTTAACTCAACACCAAAAGGAATTTATAGTTTTAATTTGAACCTAATAATACCTGAATGGGAAACAAACACAAAGAATCCAGCAACAACACAATTTTACAATAATAATAGAATAGAAAAAGAAGTAGCATATTTAGAAATATCAAAAGCAAAACAATGGAAAACAATATAATTCAACAGGAGTATTTAAAGTCAGTAATTTTAAGTCAATTATTACTGGAAGCGAATGAAAGTTTATTTTTTACTACACAGTACAAACAGCAAATTAAAAATAAAATAAATAGTTTGAATAAAGATTTAGAGGATGTGGTAAGAAACGAATATAAAATAATTTACAATACAGATGCAGAAACAACAACAAACATTTTAAATAGTATAGAAACTATCGTAAAGAAATTACAAACAAGTTCACTAGATGAATTGGTTTTTATAAATTCTGTAATAGACAAATACAAAGAAAATGCAGAATGGTTTAAAGAGTATGGAGAAACTGAATTTTTAAGATTACAATAGTGGCTAAACAAAAGATATTAAAATACAACCCTACAGATGAAGAAACAAAAGCTATGTATAAATGTATTAGTAATGATTTAGCTTATGTTATACAACCTACAAAAAATGCAAATAGATATTGCGTATTAAAATTTGCAATATCAAACAGGTTGGAATTATTTACATATAAAGAAAATGATATTGAAATAGAATTTACGGAATACGATGCACTAAAAAAAACAATGGAACTTTATAAATTACACGCAAAAAGATTTTAAATGAAAGATAGTATAGTAGAAGCAGTAATTAACCAATTTAAAGAGCGTTCTAACGTAGGAATTAATAAATATGGTGTAACACTAGACAGAACAGATTTAACACGATTAGAATGGATAAATCACGCACAGCAAGAAGCTATGGATATAATTTTATATTTAGAAAAATTAAAACAATATGAAAAATAAACAAAGTTGTTTACAACGAATAAATAGAGTTATGAAATTTAACTACAATAGAGGTTTAAATTCAGAAAGAGTAAACGCAGTATATCGAAAGATAATTAAATTAAAATTTGAGGGTAGCAATTAGCTATCCTTTTTTTTTGTTAAAGTTTTGTTAAAATTACATAATGTTTTTTTTATGTAAATAAGTTGTTTATATTTGTACTCAGATAACAACAAATAAAAACAAATATTATGAAAACTACAATCTTAAACAAAGTAAACGAATTATCAAAAACAGAATCATTTTCTAAAATTACTAATATGAAAAAAAGTAATGGAGCAAAAATGTTAATACTAGCAAATACAGATTTTAATATTTGGGTATCATTTGCAACTGGAAAGTTTTACGCAGATGACAATAACGGAAATTGGTTTTCATTTAAAAATTAAAAAAACAAGTGGAGCAGCATACTATAAACTGCATTAATTAAAATGGCATATTCTAAAAACCCGTTACCAAAAAGATTAACTATCTTTGAAGAACAAAAAAACAACAGACAAAAAGCAATAGAACTATTAACACAATTAAAACAAAAACAAAATGACAAAGCAAGAAATAATTGAATCACTAGAAGTTTGTATTTCATTAATGCAATCAAGCGAAAATACGTATGTAAATAATCAACTTACTAAAGTAGCAGAAGCATTAGTTAATGATTGGAATCGTAACGAGTATTATGTAGAACAAATAAAGCAAGTTCTAAACTACGATGAAACTATGGAAAACTTAAATAATATTAAACTATGAATGAAGACGCATTAATTAAGATACAAAGTATTGCAATAGGTTTAGATAGGGAATTACATAAATACGTTAAAGAATTAATAGACGGACAAAGCAAGTATTCAGATGAACATTTAACAATAACAATTAATAGCACAGAAAAAGAATTAAGTATTTACAACTATATTTTAAAATTAATAATAAACGATGGAAACAAAAATTAAAACATTTGACGGTAAAATTTGGGACAAACAAGAACTATTAGATAATATGTATGACGATAGCTTTTACTATGGTTATTTAGGACAAAACGCATTAAGTAGTTCAAGTTTAAAAATGCTGATACAATCACCAAAAACTTATAAATACGTTACTAAATATGGTTCAGGTGAATCACAAGCGTTAAGAGATGGCAAACTATTTCATACATTAATTTTAGAGCCACATAAAATAGATGAACTTGTAATTGTAGATGTAACAACAAAAGCAGGAAAAGCATACAAAGAAGCAAAAGCAGAAGGTAAAGATGTATACACTAGCAAAGAAGTAAAAGATGCAGAACGTTTAGCTGATGCGTTATTGAAAAATGATGAAGCAGTAAGTTATATGAGTAAATCACAATTTGAAATACCAGCTATACAAATGATTGATGAAATACCATTTAGAGCAAAAGCAGACATACTAAAAGACAATATGATTGTAGATTTAAAAACTACTACAGGATTAAATGACTTTAGATATTCAGCAGCGAAATACAGTTATGATTTACAAGCATATCTTTATAGAGAAATGTTTGATGTAGAAAACTTTGTATTTGTAGCAATAGACAAAGGAAGTTTAGATATTGGAATCTTTGAATGTAGTGATGAATTTTATGAAAGTGGAAAACGTAAACTAGAGCAAGGAATAGCAAACTATAAATATTTTTTCGGAAGTGAAGAAATAGATTTGAATCAATATGTTTTAAGAGGTGTTTTATAAATGTTAAAATTTCAATAACTTGTTAATAATATAAAAATAGTTTTATATTTGCATAACAATTTAAAACAAATAAAAATGAAAATATTTACAATAAAAAGAGAATTTAAAAATGAATTAATAGATGCTATAAATTTATTTGAAATTAAAAGTGAATTTAAAAGTTTTCAAACTAATTTCTATGCTATATTTAAGTTTGAATTTTTAACAGAATCAGATGAGCAAAAGATATTTATGTTTATAGATAATATAGAAAGTAGATAATATGGAATTTGAAACAATAGGTTATTCTAAAGACTATTATACATTAGAAAAGAAATATATTGGCTCTGTAGTATGCGAAAAAGACAGAGAAGTTTATGGCTATTTAGGTAGAAAAAAAGAAATGCTAACTCAAGATATAGTATTAAGAAAAAAGAAAATTAAAAAAGGTACAGAATTATTAACAGAAGTTTTTCCGTTAAATGGAAGAATTATAAAATAAAAATTATGAAACAAATAAATATGTTTGGAGACGAATTTGCTCCTAATCAAGACGGAGGAAGTTATTCATCTAAAATTGATTCGCCTATTTACGAACCAAAAAACAAAAAGCCACATATATTTGAACTTTGCGATAAAGCAAAAGCCAATAGGTTAATTGGAGAAATCAACAACGCTAATATATCTTCAGAAGAAAAAGATTTTTTAATTAATTCAGCTAAAAGACATAACGTTTTTAATTATGAAAAAATTGCAGATTATTACGCTTACTCTACACCAGAAATGCAATATTTAATGGAAAGGAGCGCATTGGTTGTTATTGATTTTGAAAAAGCTATTGAATACGGATTTGTAAAATTAAATAAAAGCATAGTTGATATGCACTTAACTTCATATGAAACAGAATAGTAAATTAAAAAGAAAAATTATGAAAATAGGATTTTACCCAATGGTGGCCGATATTTTACATACAGGGCACGTTATAGCTATTGAAGAAGCTAAAAAGCAATGTGATTATTTGATAATAGGTTTACATTGCAATCCAACTTATAAAAACCCTCAACAATCTATTTACGAAAGATATATTCAATTAAGAGCAGTTAAATGGGTTGATGAAGTAATACCGTATCAAAACATTAATGAAGATAAAAATATGTTTTCAAGTTTAAATTATGACATTTATTTTTTAGGTGAAGACCATAAAAATGAAGATTGGGAAATGAAAAATGAAATAATTTCTATTGGAAAAGAAGTTATATATTTAAAACGCCAACACGAATATAGTAGTACAAGAATTAAATCTAAAATATAAATATATGGAAATCAAATATGCTGTATTTATATTAACACACGGCCGCCCTAATTCAGTTAAAACTTATAATACATTAAGGAAATCTGGATATACTGGAAACATTTATTTAGTTATAGATTCAGACGATAAAAAAAAGCAGGAATATTTAAGTAAATATAAATCAGAAGTTATAATTTTTGATAAAAAAGATTATAAAGGCACTTTTGATATTATGGACAATTTTGATAATGACAAAGTAATAGTTTTTGCAAGAAATGCTCTTTATGATATTGCTAGAAAATTAAATTTAGATTATTTTTTTGAATACGAAGATGATTATTCTGCTTTTTATCATAGATATGCCAAAGGAAATGTTTTAAAATCGATATCTATAACTGATATGCATTTAGTTTTTAATCATATGATTGATTTTTTAAATACAACTAAAATTGATACGCTTGCATTTGTTCAGGGTGGAGATTTAATTGGCGGAAAAGATTCATTAACTTCTAATAATTATAAAAGAAAAGCTATGAATACTTTTGTATTTAAAGTTAATAAAGACAGAAAAGACGATATTTTATTTTTAGGCAGAATGAATGACGATGTTAATACATATCTTAATTACGGTAAAGTAGGTAAATTATTTTTTCAAACTACAAATATTCAAGTTTGTCAAGAATTGACTCAAAAAAATTCTGGCGGAAATACAGAAGCATATAAAATGTATGGGACATATTTAAAAACATTTTATTCTTTAATGATTGAACCTTCTTGTTGTAAAATATATCAAATAGGTACTTCTTCTAAAAGAATACATCATTCAATAAAATGGATAAATGCAGTTCCTATGATAATAAAAGAAAATCATAAAAAGAAATTAAATGGAATATTGTAACGACTTTAAATATGATTTAAAAATAGGCCAAGTTGGTGAGAAACTATTAAACGAAATATTATCTTTTAAAACAATAGAAGTAAAAAGAGACAGTTGGATATATAAAAGCGGAAATATAGCAATAGAATATGAAAGTAGAAATAAACCTTCAGGAATATCAAAATCAGAAGCAGACTATTGGGCAATTATATTTTCTGGAGATTATAAAGACGAAATAATATTAATAATAAAATCCAATAGACTAAAGTATATTTGTAGAGAATATTATAAAAAAGGAAATATAAAAACAATGGGTGATAATAATACTTCAAAAGCAGTATTAATACCAATAAAAGAAATATTAAAATGGAAATAACAGAAAGATTAAAAGAAGTAATTAAGCAAGAAACGAATATAGATGTAAATCAAAATTGTAGACTACGTGAAGTTGTAGAAGCAAGGGCTATGTATTGTTATTTGTTAAAGTATTTACAACCTAGTTCAACACTACAATACATAGGTAATACAGTAAATAGAAATCATAGCGCAATTATACATCTATTGAAAACGTATCCTATTATTGAGAAACAAAACCAAGAATTGAGAAACACACGCTTAAAAGTACTATCTTACTTTGAAACAGATGAAGAAGTAATAACAGAAGCAGATGTATTACGTAAACAAATAAACGAACTACATTTTAAAATACTATCTTTAAAAGAAGAATTAAACAAACCTCAATTTAGCAACGCAACAATAAACAAACTAAACGAACTAATGACTAAATACGATGGTACAAGTAACAAAGAAATAATAACAGAAAAGCTAGAAGCATTTTATAAAATGAATAGTAACCTAACAAGATTTATATGATACAAGCAATAACAGTATTTTTAATATTAGCATTTATAATATTTTTTATTATATTTGTTAAACTAGGAAACAAAGTAATAAAAGAAGTAGAACAAAAATATAAAGATAGTTATACATCAAACGAATTATGACACCACAAGAAAAAGCAAAAGAGTTATTTGATAAATATGAATATTTTGTCAGAATGTATAATGATGATACACCAAGATTAGATATGCAAAAACAATGTGCTTTAATAGCAGTTGATGAAATATTAAATTTATGTTGGAATGGGAATTTAAAAGCTAAAGAATATTGGCAAGAAGTTAAACAAGAAATAGAAAAGCTATGACAGCAAAAGAAAGAGCAGCAAACTATATGAAATTAAAAGAAGGATATATGACACCACAAGAACGTGCTGAAATATTATGGAGTAAATACAGCAAAGAGTATTTAATATCTGTAGTAAAAAGTTATAAGACACAAGAAGAAAAAGAACACTGGATAGAAGTAGCAAAAGAACTAAACAACCTTTATAAAAACAAATAAAATGAAAAAAATATTAATATTACTAGCAATTACATTAGCTTCTTGTTCTACAGATAATAATGCAAGAGAAGAAACACCATTAGATTGCACTTGTGAAACAATTATTAGAGCAGATGTATTTCATTTACCTAGTGGTTATGTTTGGACTGTAGCAGTATTAGAAAACGATTGTACAGGAGCGCAAAGACAAAGAGATTTAGTAGGAGTACATACATTAGGCGAAAAAATTTGTAATTAAATAGTTATAAAACAAAAGAAGAAAAAGAACATTGGATTCTAGTAGCAAACGAACTAAATAAACTTTACAATAATGAAAAAATATAAAGTAATACAATTAATGACTTTAGCATTTGAAGCAGGTTTTAAACAAGCATCAGTAGTTGAAGCAGGATTAGAATCAAAAGAAACAGAACTATTTGTAAATTGGATTTATACTAAACACGTAAACAATGGCTGATATTTCAAAATGCAATGATAATCTTTGCCCATCAAAAGAAATTTGTTATAGGTTTACTTCTCCAGTAAGTGAATTTCGGCAAAGCTGGATAAATACAAACCGAGAGTGCGACGCTTACAACTGCGATTTATTTTGGCATAATGGAATATGTAAATATTGCGGTCAAAAAGATGGTGTACATAAAATGGGATGTGAAACTAGAAAAATACAAATAAACCTTTCATAACAAGATAAACCCTAAAAAATGGGGTTTATGTAACAACAAAAAGTAATATGACAAATTTACAATATGAAGATAGTGGGTATAGAAAAAAACAAGAGCAAAAAGAAAAAGATGAATTTGCTATTGGATTTGCAGAGTGGTATGATATGTATGGAATGAGAACACAAACCACAGAATATAATTTATAAAAAAGAAAAAGTAATATGAAATACATTTTAATCTTAGCAGCCTACGAATTTATAAGACAAAAATTGATTTGGTTATTTTATTATTTAGTTAGCAAAGGTTCAGAATAAACAAGTAAAGTTTTTATTTATTTTTAATATGTTTAAACATTATTTATAACTATGGGATTTGAAAAAGGAAATAAACTAGGAAAAGGCAGACCACCTAAAGTAGAAGAAGAAAAAGTAAACAACATTTTTTTAAAAGCATTAGGGCAACTTTACAATAAAGAAACTGAAGAAGAAACAAAGATTGAATTTGTTAAAACTACTTTGATGGAATCACAACGTGGTCAGTTGTTTATTGCAGAGCATATATTTGGAAAGCCAAAAGAAACTATTGAAACTACACATAACATAAATGATTTTAATATAAAAGATATTTTTAAAATTGGAAATAAATCTGAATGAGAAATACAATTTATTAGGAAGTGAAAGTAGATACTTTGTAATTACAGGTGGTCGAGGTTCAGGTAAATCATATTCTTTAAATTCTTTTCTTCTGCTATTAACTTATGAAGTAGGACACGTTATTTTATTTACACGTTATACATTAACATCTGCAAATGTATCTATCATTCCCGAATTTATAGATAAGATAGAATCAGCTGATTTAACGAATGATTTTTATATAACTAAAGATGAAATAGTAAACTTAAGAACTGGGTCTAAAATACTATTTAAAGGTATTAAAACAAGTAGCGGTACACAAACTGCTAATTTAAAATCATTAGCTGGAGTTACAACTTGGGTATTGGATGAAGCAGAAGAATTGACTGATGAAGAAACATTTGAAAAGATAGATTTTAGCATTAGAACAAAAGGAATTCAGAATAGAGTTTTACTTGTATTAAACCCAGCAACAAAAGAGCATTTTATTTATAAGAAGTTTTTTGAAGACAAAGGAATACAAGCAGGTAGCAATTTAATAAAAGGTGATACTACATACATTCACACAACGTATTTAGATAACATCACAAATCTTTCAGAATCTTTTATAAATCAAATAGAGAATATAAAAGAAAGAAGACCTGAAAAATATAAACATCAAATTCTAGGTGGATGGTTAGATAAAGCAGAAGGAGTTATATTTACGAACTGGACTATTGGCGAATATAAACAAGTAGGTAAATCTGTATTCGGTCAAGATTTTGGATTTAGTAATGACCCAACAACATTAATAGAATGCAATATAGACGTTTCTAATAAACGAATTTATATTAATGAAAGGTTTTGTTTACAATCACTAACAACGTCGCAAATACATTCTTTAAATAAGCAGCATTGTTTAGATAGTTTAATAGTAGCTGATAGTGCCGAACCTAGATTGATTAGCGAACTACAAACATCAGGTTTAAATATAGTACCAGCGATTAAAGGTCAAGGTTCTGTAACTTATGGCATATCTTTGCTACTAGATTATGATTTGATTGTTTCACCTGAATCAATTAACTTGATAAAGGAATTAAATAACTACTGTTGGTTAGAAAAGAAAAGCAATACACCAATAGATAATCACAATCATTTAATTGATGCGTTACGTTATGCTGTAGGTTACCAATTAGAAAACCCAAACAAAGGAACTTATTTTATCTACTAATGACTTACGGGCAAATGATAGCGACAATACAATGTTATATTCATCACACAAAGAATATAGAAATAGACATAGCATTACCAGCTAATATAGGGCAAATAAAAAAGATGCAGAAAATGTATGCAATAGCAAACGAGTATTTGAAAAGTTAAAGTTTTGTTAAAATTGTAAAATAGTTTTTTAGTTAATAAAATGTTTATATATTTGTACAAGTTAAAACAAACAAAAAAACAGAAATTATGACAACTACAGTAAAAACACAAAAATTATCTACAGAAGCACAAAATTTATTTGTTGAATTAGTTACAATTAATTTAAACAACTATTCAAAAGTAAATTTTAATATGCTTTCAAATACCATTAAATTTTATTCTAAATTAGTTCCTTTTAATAATGTATCTGAAAATTATTTAATGACTTTATGTAACAATAAAGGAATTAAAATTAAAAACTAAAAATAAAGTGGCGCAGCATACTATAAACTGCATTTAAAAAATCATTTATGGAAAAGCAAATACTTAAAGACAGAAATAATCAACTATGGGTTAAGCAAGGTGCTAACTATTACAAAGCAATACAGCACAAAGAGCCAGTAGTTAATTCAGATATATTAGATGCAATGCCTGACTATCAAATATTAAAAAAATATAAAATAGAAGGTTGGTTTAGATTTGATGACGAAAAAGATTTTATTACGCAGACCATACACGCAACTACAGAAGCAAGAGCAGAACAGTTATTTAGAAACAAATACAAACATTATTTTTTTAATATTTATGTAGATTTAATATAATACCTTTTTTGCCTTGCCTACTTGAATTAACCTTTACAGAAATGTAGAGGTTTTTTTGTTTAATACAATATGCACTTTATTTTATTATTAAATAAAAATCTATATGAATTTAAGTATTACAATACCAACTTCACTAAACGAAATAACCCTAGAGCAATATCAAAAGTATTTAAGTATAGCAAAAGATAATCAAGACAGTATGTTTTTAAATCACAAAATGATTGAAATATTCTGCGGTGTATCTTTGCTAGAAGTATCGTTAATGAAAATGAAAGATATTAACGACATACTTTTAAGATTAGAGGAAACATTTAAACAAGGTACAGATAAACTAATTAGAACATTCAAACACAATGGTGTTGAGTATGGTTTTATTCCTAATTTAGATGAAATAACTTTAGGTGAATATACTGATTTAGATACATACATATCTGATTGGGATAATATGCACAGAGCGATGGCAGTACTCTACAGACCAATAAAAAATAAATTAAGTAACAACTATACAATAGTAGAATATAATGGCTCACAAGAACGCTGTGAGTTAATGAAGACTATGCCTTTAGATGTTGCATTAAGTTCTACAGTTTTTTTTTTCAATTTACTAGCAGAATTGTTGACATATACAGCGAATTATTTGGAGACGGACAAGACAGTTCAGGATTTACTAAAGAAGCACAATTTGGAGCAAAATGGGGATGGTATTCAAGCTATTACGCACTTGCTAAAGGAAACGTCCTTGAGTTTGAAAACGTCTCTAAATTAAGGTTAACATCAGCGTTTACGTATTTAACATTTGAGAAAGAAAAATTAGAAATAGAAAGAATAAAATAATGAGAACATATTACAAAGTTACTGAAGCAATAAAACAATCGTTACTATCTGATGGTATAATTAACAACGTATCTACTGGCGATTTGTTTAACATAGATTTGAACAAAGTAACTATATTTCCATTGGCTCACGTTATAGTTAATACAGTAGCAGAATCAGCTACAGGTAATACAAATATTTTTAATATATCTGTATTGCTTATGGACGTTTGCGATATATCACCAAAAGAATCAACTGACTTGTGGTTAGATAATGACAACGAGCAAGATATATTTAACACGCAGTTAGAACTAGGCAAACGATTTGTAGAATCAATGCGTAGAGGTGATTTATATGAAAGTGGTTATCAGTTAAATGGCGGTGCAAACTATGAAGCGTTTAGTGACAGGTTTGAAAACAAGTTAGTTGGTTGGACTATAACTTTTAATTTAGAAACACCTAACGATACAACTATTTGTTAATGGCAAACAATGTTAAAAATACACAATTAACTTTAGAACGTTTTAGAGATTATGTAATACAACAAAGTAGAAGTAATTTAACTAAAGGTGGAAAGAACGACACAAAGAGTTTATACAACGAAATTAAAGGCGATATTTTTGTGGGTGCTAACAGTATTGGTTTGAACTTTAGTATGCCAATGTACGGGCAATTTCAAGATAAAGGTGTAAAAGGTTCTGACCCGTCGCAAGTATCTAAAAACGCAAAAATAAAAGGACAACAAGCACCGAATAGTCCGTATAGTTTTAAAGGTAAAAGACCACCAAGTTTACCGCTAGAATTATGGGCAAAAAGAAAGAATATAAGATTAAGAGATGACAAAGGAAAATTTAAACAAGGTAGTTATAAAACAATAGGAATAATAATAGCTAAAAACATTTGGGCAAGAGGTTTAAAACCTAGTTTGTTTTTTACTACACCATTTGAAGCAGGGTATAAAAAATACATAGACACAGAATTAATAGAAGCATTTGCTTTAGATGTAGAAAGTTTAATGGAATCAAGTTTAAAAGATATAAAATGAAAGTAATATACACAAGAAGTCCTTATACTATTTCAATAGATGAAGCGTTACAGATTCGAACTAAATTAGAGTTGAGAATATGGTACAATGGCGACACTAAACCAACTGAGCCAACTTATACGTTATCAAAGCAAATACCATCGGTAACACAAACCGAAACTTATTACA